ATCAAGCTATTAAAAACGGAGTGACAGAAGGCAATTTAGCTGGCGCTATTGCACTCCAAAAAGAAATAGATGCACTTAAAGCGAATGCTATAGCTAAAAAAGAAGCAGCAAAACTTGATGAAAAATTAAGTGCTTTGAAAACTGAAACTGCTGAAAAACTTGAAAGCGATTTAGATGCATTCTTTAATAAGGAATTGGAACGAAAAGCAGAGAAGCTAAGATCGGATAAAGAGCAGGCGCAAAGTGAGCTATTGATTATTGAAAGATCAGTAATGTCACAAAATCAATTAATTGACTCTTATGAAGCAGAAGCATTAGCTCGCTTACAAGAGCAAAGAGGTGAAGGATTAATTTCCTTGCAAGAATATGAAACAGCTAAAACGCAAATTGTTCTTAACGCAGCAAATGAAAGAAATGAATTGCTCATGGAGAACGAAGAAGGATTAACAAAATTCTTTGCTGAACAAAATAATGAAAAGTTGCAGAAAGAAAAAGATTTGGCAACTGCAAAAAATTCTTTGAACCAGACAATATTAACGCAAGCATCAAGCCTTTCTAGCAATATGGCGCAAATGGCAGCAGATGCTTACGGAAAAGAATCTGCGGCCTATAAAGCGGCATTCTTGGTTCAGCAGGGCGTTGCCATTGCAAGTGCTATTATGAACACGCAAGTTGCTGCTGCTGCTGCAATAGCTCCGCCTCCAATTGGTCTTGGCCCAATTGCCGGTGTACCTTATGCCGGTATGATTCAAGCTATGGGTGCAGTTAATGTTGGTATTATTGCTGGGCAAACTATTGCAGGCATGGGTAGAGCATTGGGCGGTCAGGTTAGGGGCGGTGAGTCTTATCTTGTTGGTGAGCGCGGCCCAGAGCTATTAACTATGGGAACTTCTGGTAGAATAGCGACTAATGAGAACCTAAAGAAAGCAGTTGGATCGCAAGGTGAGACAGTACAGCAGAATGTAAGTGTAAACTTCAGTATTCAAGCTAACGACACCGCCGGGTTTGACAGGCTGCTTAATTCTCGCAGAGGTCAGATTATCTCTATGATTAACCAAGCGGTCAATGATCGCGGAAGAGCATCTTTAGCATGAGTGGAACATACCCGGCATCACCCATATTTAAATCTGTAGGGTTTAAGAGTCAGCACTACAATCTTTCTAGCGAAAGTCTATCTGGCCGAACTCAAGTTAGGAATATTGGCGGTCAACGGTTTGAGTTTTCAGCAGATTACTCAAGATTAAGCCGCTCTGAATTTGCTCCAGTACTCGCTTTTATTATGTCTCAGCGGGGTATGGCTGAAACATTCTCTATTGTCTTGCCAGAAATAAGCGCAAAAAGTGGCACGGCTTCTGGCGCAGTATTAACAAATGGCACGGCTTCAATAGGCGCTACATCTGTAGTAATTGACGGTTTAAGTGGTACTTTAAAAGCAGGCGATATGGTTAAATTTGATAATCACTCCAAGGTTTACATGATTACCGCTGACCTTACTGGCCCCGGTACATTATCTATTCAGCCAGCATTAAGGGTAGCACTTACAAACAATCTTGGCGTTACTTATGATAATGTGCCATTTCTAGTTCGTTTAGATAACGATGTGCAGGAATATTCTTTAAGTTCATCTTCTCTGTTAGACTATGAGGTAGATTTCATAGAGGCAGTTTAATGACCAGATTAATCGACTCAGCAACCATTGCAGAACTTGCAAAGGATGACTTTAACCTTGCCACCCTAATTCGCTTTGACTTCAGCTCCGTATTATATCTTACAGATTGGGATAGAGACATCTCCGCATTGTCGGCTACTTGGAATAGCAGCCCCCATTTCTTGGGCGTTGGAGATGTAAAAGAAACATCTGATTTGCGCGTCAATACTGTAGATATAACATTATCTGGCGTTGAGCAATCTTATGTCAGCTTGTTTCTTTCCCAGAACTACATAGACGTTCCTGCCAGAATTTACCGGGCAGTACTAGACGACAATGATGTTGTTATCGGAAGTCCTATACTTGTTTTCAATGGAGTGATAACTAACTACGACATTCAAGATTCTAAGTCAGAAAGTACAGTAACAGTGCAAATTGCATCTCACTGGAAAGACTTTGAAAAAGAGAATGGCCGAAAAACAAACGACAACTCCCAAAAGATTTATTTTCCTAATGATGAAGGATTTGAATTTGCGGCTAAAACTATCAAAGATTTGAAGTGGGGACGTAAATAATGGCATTGTTAGCAGCAATAGTTATTGCCACTGTAGGTGTTTCGTATGTAATGACGAAGAAAGCTATGAAAGCCGCTAAAGCAGCAGCGGATGCAATGGCTGGCGTTCTAGTCAACAAAGAATCTAACATTGAGCCTATTCCGGTTATTTATGGGGATCGCAGGGTTGGCGGCGTTCGAGTATTTGTATCGACTAAAGATTTCCCTGGTGGAGACAAAAACGAATTTTTATACATAGCTTTGGTAATGGCTGAGGGTGAAGTTGAGTCTATTAGTAATATTTACATTGATGACGTTCCAATTAGTGATCCAAAATATTCTGGACTATACGACATTAATGTTCACCTTGGCGCGGATGATCAATCTTACGACCCGGTGTTAACAGAAGCTAATGCTGGATGGACTAGCAATCATAGGCTGCAAGGCGTAGCTTATCTTGCTATTAAACTTAAATGGGACTCTGATGTATTTCAGGGAGTTCCAGACATTACCGCAGTTGTAAGGGGTCGCAAAGTTTATGACCCTAGAACCGGAAATACAGCTTACAGCAATAATCCAGCGTTATGCATTCGAGATTACTTAACAAATAACCGTTATGGTAAAGGATTGCCTTTATCAGCGATTGATGATGTCGCCTTTTCTGCCGCAGCAAATGATTGTGATGCTTCTGTAGTATTGTATGACGGAGGATCAGCAGGAAACTTATTTCAAACTAACGCAGTTTTACAAACTAATGAAAGTATTTTTGATAACTTAGAAAAAATGCTGATGGGTTGCAGAGGATTTCTTCCTTACAATCAAGGCAAGTACAGTCTTATTATTGATAAAGCCAGATCAAGCGTTTACGAATTTGATACAGATACCATTATTGGCGGGCTACAAATTAAGGGTGAGTCTAAAGAAAGTAAGTTTAACCGAGTTGTAGTTAAGTTTGCTAACCCAGAAGTAGATTATCAGCCTGACCAAGCTGTTTGGCCGGAAGCAGGATCGGATGAAGAAAGCCAATTTCTAAGTGAAGATAACGGCACATTGTTAGTTAGTGAAATAGAGTTGGAAACTGTTGCTAACTATTATATTGCCAGAGACTTAGCGCGCGTAATATTAAAGCGGTCACGAAACGCTATTAGATGCTCATTTAGAACTACCAGTGAAGCATTACAGTTATCTGTTGCTGATGTTGTCAGTGTTACTCACTCTACTCCAGGCTGGGTTGCAAAGCCATTCCAGATTGAATCTATCTCTATGAATTATGACGGAACTTGCTCGGTTTCGTTGTTAGAGTACGACTCGACAATTTACACTTATGACTTGGCAGCAGAGCAGAAAGTATATCCAGATACTAATTTGCCAAATCCATTTGCTGTGGCCCCACCAACCAATTTAACGGCAACTTCAACTACAGTTATAGCCGATGACGGAACTTTGCTCCCATCGTTAAGACTTAATTGGACTGCCAGTGCTGATTCTTTTGTAAGTAGATATGAGGTGCAATATCAACGCGGATCTGCAATTGTAGATTACGGGAGTATTGCATCAGAATATGAGGTTAGTGAAAACTACGGTTTGATTGTCGATGCTGCTTCGGTGCTGCTTGATTACGGATCAATTGATTCACCTACTGAAACAGATGAGCCTGATTACAATTCGGCATTTGTTTCTACAACGCAATACATAATAAAAAGCATAACTCCAAGTTCTAATTACAATATCCGAATTAGAGCAATAAATGATCTTGGCGTTAGAAGTAATTTTATTACTATTTCAGGTCTTGCGGAAGGCGATATTGATCCTCCTGCTATTCCAGAATCAGTTGTTGCTACTGGCAGCTTGCGCGAAATAACATTGAGTTGGGTTCGTCCTACTGACCCTGATTATAGTCATGTTCAAGTATGGGAAAACAGTGTAAACAATGTTGAAACAGCAACACAAGTAGCAGTTGCCGGTGGCGATTATTTTAGCCGAACTGGTCTTGGATACAACGTCTTAAAATACTACTGGCTGAAGTCCGTTGATTACAGCGGCAATGTATCCGACTTCTCAACCGTTGCATCTGCTACAACATTATTTGTTGATTCTGATTCATTTAGTGAAGAAGTAAACAACCTGTTTAGTGAGGCTGGCGCTTATGGAATTGAGCCTGTATCGTCTTTGCCTGCTGTTGGGGACTTTAACGGACAAATTAAATACGACACCACCAACAATAAGCTGTGGAGATGGGACGCTGGCACATCCTCTTGGACTGATGACATTTTCTCTATTGAAGCAGGAACTGTAGACGCTGTTTCATTTGCTGAAGGCATTGAGCCGATTGCCGTAGTTACTGTATTGCCCAATCCCTCTGGATATACTGGCCCGCAAGTATTATTTTTAACTACTGACAACAAGTTATACCGTTACACAGGAACTTCTTTTGTCACCTCTATTCCTGCTGCGGATGTGTCTGGCGCTTTGGCTGCTGCCAACTTCCCAAGTAACTTGCGCCCGATTGAGATCGTTACAGTATTACCAACAACAGGTAACTTCCAAGGTCGCCAGGTATTCTTAACGACAGACAATAAAACGTACAGATATACCGGGACTGCATTTATTGCCACAGTTTCCACAGTTGACTTGCAAGGAACAATTGCAAACACGCAGATTGCTGCTGGTGCTGTAACTAACGCTAAGATAGCCGTAGATGCCATTCAGGGCGCTGTTATCGCAGCAGGCGCTATAACTGCATCAAAGATATTAGATGGCGCTATAAGCGAATTAAAGCTGGCTGATGACGCTGTAACGAATGCAAAGATTGCCGTAAATGCCATTACATCTGATGTGATTGCGGCTGGGGCTATTACTTCTGAGAAGATTACGGCAAATGCTGTCACTTCATTGAAACTTGCTGATGATGCGGTAACGAATGCAAAACTGGCTGTTGATGCAGTTAGTGGCGATGTAATAGCAGCAGGAGCCATAACTAGTGAAAAATTATTGGACGGCGCTGTTAATGATTTGAAACTTGCCTCAAATGCAGTGACTACCGCAAAGATCGCCTTAAACGCCGTTACTGCTGACGTTATTGCTGCTGGAGCCATTACGGAAACAAAGATTGCAAGCGATGCAGTTACTAACGCAAAGATTGCGATTGACGCTATCCAAGGTGATGTCATAGCTGCTGGCGCTATAACGGCAACGAAAATTGGTGCTAATGCTGTCACTACCGCAAAGATTGCGCTGGATGCTGTAACAGCAGAAGTTATTGCGGCTGGGGCTATAACTACTACCAAGATAGCAAGTGATGCTATTACGACAGCTAAAATAGCAGCCAATGCTATAACAGCTTCTGAAATTGCTGCAAATGCAATTACCAGCGATAAGATAATAGCTAACGCAATCACTACAACTAAGATTGCAGCGGGAGCAGTTACGGCTGATGAAATAGCAGCTAATTCTATTACTACCGTTAAAATAGCAGCAGATGCAATTACCGCTAATGAAATAGCAGCTAATGCCGTTACTGCTGACGCTATTGCAGCAAACACTATTACCGCTGCCGAAATTGCCGCTGGTGCTATAACTGCTGACGAAATAGCAGCGAATGCCATCACATCTGAAAAGATTTCAGCAAGTGCAATTACAGCGGGCAAGATAGCAGCCGATGCTGTCACAGCAAGTACCATTGCCGCTGATGCTATTACGGCTGACAAGATTGCAGCAGGTGCTGTAGTTGCCGAGTCACTAGCTGCTGGTTCTGTAACTACCGCTAAAATTGCAGCCGGTGCTATTACAGCAGATGAGATTGCCGCAGCAGCAATTACCACTGGGAAAATAGCGGCTGGTGCTGTAACTGCTGATGAAATCGCTGCAAACTCTATTACTTCAGACAACATAGCTGCTGACACTATTACCGCTGCCAACATTGCCGCTGGAGCAATCACCGCTTCAGAATTAGCTGCTGGATCAGTAACTACAGCAAAACTTGATGCGGCTGCTATAACATCTGAGAAGATAGCTGCCGGAGCGATCACATCAGACACTATTGCAGCCAACGCAATTACATCAGCTAAAATACAAGCCGGTGCAGTTGTTGCTGAAAGTATTGCTGCTAACGCGATTACTACGGTAAAGATCGCTGCTGGGGCTGTTACTGCTGATGAAATCGCTGCTGCTGCTATAACCGCTGGCAAGATAGCTGCTGATGCCGTCACTGCTACAGAGATTGCAGCGGGCGCTATTACGACTGCAAAGCTGGCTGCTGGGGCTGTCACTGCTAACACCATTGATTCTAATGCGATTACTTCTGTAAAGATCGCCGCTGATGCAATAACGGCAAACAAGATAGCGACAGGCGCTGTTACTGCTGACTCTATATCTGCTGGTTCAATCACGACCGCTGCTATTGCTGCTGATGCTATAACTTCAGATTTAATTGCTGCTAACGCGATTACAAGCGTTAAAATTGATACTGACGCTATCACTGCTGGCAAGATACAAGCTGGCGCGGTAGGAGCTGATGCTATTGCGGCTAACGCTATTACTTCAGAAAAGATATTTGCCGAGGCCATCACTACAGACAAAATAGCAGCAAACTCTATTACAGGAGGTTTGATTGCTGCTGCTGGTGTTATTACTAATACCGCTCAGATCAATGACGGCTTAATCACTAATGCTAAGATAGGCAACCTTGCTGTAACTTCAGCAAAGATTGCTAACCTATCTGTTAATACATTGCAGATCGCAGGAAACGCAGTAAATATTATTAGAGCGTCAAGCAGTGCTAGTGACATAACTTTAAATACGGGAGTTTGGACTGACCTAAATACAATTGCATTTGTTCCTGCTAATGTTGACGGTATTGCTCAACCCGTAAGTTTAAAAGGCTATTTAACGTGGACTGCCGGTGAAGGTGGCGATACGTCTTATGGAGAAATTTTTGTTAGAATTATTGAAGGGGCAACAACATTAACGTCACTTGAAGCAGGTTCATATATTTTGCAAGTCGGGGGTTATCCAAACTTTTACTTTAACGATATTGGAACTCCAAAAGGCAGCGTTTCCCCCATTGCTTTAGACTCAAGAACAAGTTTGGCAACAAGAATTTATAAATTACAAGCCTTGTATGTAAAAATAGGAGCGGGTTCTTCTACTACTTGGACTGTTCCTGCTGGAGCAATTTTTGAATCCGTAGAGGTTAAGCGATGAAGTATATTATTTATAACTCTAATGGCAATATTCTTAATCAAGTCATGTGCCAAGAAAAAGAGATTGAAAACTATATTTCTGATGAATTGATGTACATGGAATATGAAGATTCTCCAATTAATAAAATAGTTATAAATGGCGAAGTGGTTGATAACAGCGCAGACATTGAAGCTACTAACTCCAATGCACAAAAGGAAATAACTGTCTCACAATATCGAAATGTTCTTCTTTATGGTTGCGACTGGACTCAATTACCTGATTCGCCTTTGTCAGACAGTAAGAAAAAAGAATGGGCAACATACAGACAAGAGCTAAGGGATATAACAGAAACCTATCCTGACACAACATCAATAGATGATATAATTTGGCCAAATAAGCCGGAGTAATGAAATGACTACAGCAATACAAAGACGCAGAGGCACAACTACCGAACATTCATCCTTTACAGGTTTGGAAGGTGAGATTTCGGTAAACACTACAAAAGATACTTTGGTAGTCCATGATGGTTCGACTGTTGGCGGCTTTGAGCTTGCAAGAGCAGATGGCTCTAACTTTGTGGCAACTAGCGTAGATATTAACGGCGGTTCTAT